TTCTCGTATAGATTGCTCTGCTAATAGGTCTACTGTGTTCTCTACAAAGGATGCCATAATGGGTTCCCTTGGATCGATCAATCCAGGACCATTTACGAACACTTCATCTTCTACTGTGTGTAAAAGACACGGATCTGAGATTCTAACACTTTCAACAAGTCCTAAGGGCCAAGAACGACTTACATACTCTTCATCATCCTCAGTGTACCTACCTTCAATGTAATAAGGACCATAAACACTTGCACCTGCTTGATGGAACACCTCAACACCAATGTGTCCTCTTATACAACCAAAGAACTGGTTGAATGACTTAGACGTGTATCTGATTGCCTCATTGTCAATAAAAACGATACCAGAATCAGGAAACCCTAAAGTTGTCTCTACAGTAATGGTAGTAACATCTCTTTTATCATCAATCGTACCAATTCTGTTCAGGTCTCTTGTAAGAACAGTATTTGGGTTTGCAATGATGGTTCCCTTGATAGAATCATTCTGTACATACATTTCATACTGTACTTCGTCTTCATAAGGATAAGAAGAGATGTAATCACAGGTAACCCTTGCATAAACCTTATCATCAAGATAAGAACGAAGTGTAAGTTCAGAATTGATTAGTTTTGCTGGTGTAACACTATTTTCTTCCCAATCACATAATACTGAAGGAATAGGCACTGTTCTCAGAATCTCACTATCATTCCAAGTGGATTTGGAAGGTACAATCATCCTATCACCAGGATAGGATACCTCAACATCATTCTGAGCAAATAAGAACTTGAAAAGTGCCTTGATACCCAACTTGGTACCTTTAGACTTATAAAAGTCCTTAATGTACTTCAGAAGCGAAGAACGGTTTACATCTTCGTGTACTCTAGACGAATGAATGTCAGGAGTGAAGGAATCGTGAATAGTCTCCAACATTGAGACCAAGAACAACACAGAAAGGTTATAAACCTTTGCTCCAGCAAGATGCTCAGCAGGTTCTGTTACTTCATAGGTACCTTCTTGAGTAAATGTAGGTAAAATGTGAGTTCCTGCTGCTCCTCTTCTTAAATCATAAAAATAGTTACCAACTTTGTAACGATAGAGAATAATCTCATCGTCAATCATAATTACCCCATTTTCATCAGGGAAACCATAAGTATTGGTTAGTTTCAGAATTTTATTTTCTGAATTGGTTAGAATGTAAGCATAACCTTGATCGAAGGTACCTTTAGTGGCCAGAATAGGAGTGGAGACTGCAGCAGCGATTAAACTCTCATCTTGGATGACAGATTCATCAGTTGCGTTATAAGGATCTGCCAAATAACTGAATTCAATCAGTTCATTCTTATAAGTATCAAAATCTCTGTACTTAAGTAAGTTTTGCAGAATGTCTGTACCAAAACCAAGTCTTTCTGAAGACTCAGTCACAGATTCCATAAAAGTTACGAACCTATCGTAACTTTCTGCGATGTAGTTAGGTAATGTGGAGTATACCTTAAAAGTGGATGTTGCCTTACCTGAGTTATTCATGCTTTAGCGATCTTAACATCAACAACAGCGTCAATTTGGGATTCTGACACATCAAAGTCCAAATACACTGATAACTTAGCTTCCACATCTTGTGCTCTTGGATAAGACCTTATCTGTACGATAGATCCAGACTCAGTGGTACTAATAAACTTAATTGGTTTCTGATAACCAATCATTACCTCTCCTTTATCATAATCTACTGTACCAAATTGTTTATTGGTGATAACTTTCTTATTAAATTCATTAAAGTAGAATAATCTTACATTACCGTTACTGTCATCATCAAAGTAGTAAGTTTTCTCATCAACAATTCCATCAAGTTCCAAATTAAACCCAGTTGACCACATTACAGGTTCTTTACAATCAATTCTAAAGGAATTCTCAAAACAAACCTCATAAGACGCCATTGTGTTCTCTACAATTGGCATGTCTCTTCTCATTCTTAGGAATGTGTTGTTTCTAGTGATTGATGGGTCTGAATCATCAATGGCACTTACCACATTTGAGTATCTTACTGTTCCACCAAACTTTGAAACTGTAGAATTAGTAGAATACTTGTTTAAGGTGTCAATTGTTGCTGCAGCAATGCCCGCTGGGTCTTTCTTGGTCGCTTTCTCGTTATAAAGTACAGTAGTAACAGTTTCAACATACAATACTGTTGCATCTTCTAATACAATGTCCAAAGATGCAACCCTAAAGGGTTCTAGGGAGTTCTTAATGTACTTTTTAGTGATGTTGGATAACTTTTCTCCAGTAGTGGGTTTGATGACCACATAAACTCTACCAAATTCTGGGATAGGTAGTATCTCTCCACCATAAACATAGATGTCATCCACTGCTGGGTAGATTCTTCTAATAATTGACTCATAATCATCAGCACCAACACATCTGTTCTGTGCGGCATAGAACTTAGGTGCCCTAAACTTAACAGATGGCACTTCTTCTAACTTAGCACCACCAAAAGAAGCTTCGATACCATCTAGTTCCACTCTATTAGATACTCTTGATCCATAAGAGTCAAAAATACCACCAACAAACACAATGTTCTGCACATTCTGAATGCCATTACCAAGTTCTCCATTAGTAGTAAGATACTTTACATAAATCTTAGCACCATTCTTAAGTTCCTTACCAAATAACCCATCACCAAACACTAACTGGTAATAACCATCATTAGTTTCTTCAATCCAGTAGGATCTAGACTCTTCAGTTAAGGTAACAAGGTTACTTGCTGGGGTATACGCGTATTTTACATCTTCGTTTGGATCTTCTTGTACTTCAACCCTAATTGTAGTTGTATCAACATTAGGATTCTCAATAATAAACCTTTGGTTGTAATCTGACTCATCAACTGTAAAGTTTTTTGGTAACATAATACCTTCATAGGTATTAATGTCCTTAAAAGTACAAAGACCAAACTTAGTTACTGATGCAGTGTGGGTATCAACTACATTAAAGATAAAATTGTTCTTTGTGGAACTAGCGTTAAACGCTGCTCCTGACATTACTTGTACATAACGAGGAAATCCTTGTGGATAATCACTTTGATCAAGTTGAACAGAAAAGTCCAACTTCATAAGTGCACTTCTTGCTGATGTTGGAGTGTATCCAATCATCTGTGCATTAGAAACTACATTATTCCTAAGAGATGATGATGCCAAGAAGCTTTCATTAGCGACCATGTTGGTGCTATAAGCATTTAACTGAGCCTGATAAGAAATTAGGTTCAGAATGACCTGCAAGTTAGAACCAGCAAAGTCATAATCAGTAAATTTTCTTGTTGACTTCAAATAATCAATCAAATTCTGTTTGATTTGTTCGAAATCTACTTCTGTTAGTTGTATAGCCCCTGACATTTGACCCGTCTTACTTTCAGTTATTTATCACTCATCTCGTAGGCTCTAAAATCTTATTAACTCTGAAAATTTCTTGGTATCCAACGATCCTATAGGTGATTGTAACTGAAAATTGGTTCTGATCGTGTTGTGCTTCAACATAAACACCAGAATTTCTTGGATCGATACTGTAACCATCTGTTGATGCGGGTGTAAACCCTCTTAGTTGTGAACTATCATACGATTCATAGTTCAAATCAACTAATTCTATCCTTGGTTCAAAGTTTTTGATGACTCTTTTGATTTCTGACTGCAATAAACTGGCAGTTGCCATGTCAATGATGTCAAATAAGTACTCTCTTACCCCAGATCCCACTGTTCTATCAAAAACAATCTCTGTTGGAGCGTAATAAATCAGATTTTTTAGTGAATTCTCGATTGATCTGTTATTCGTAAGAACAGTAAGGTCATTTGTTATCGGATTTGGCTCAAAAGCCAAAGAAATGTCCACAAATTCCTTGACATCCTTCGATAAGGTAATATTATTTCTGGAATATCCTGTAGAAGGCATAAAAATAAGGGGTCTTACCCCCTTATTTATTAGAGATTCTCTTCTTCTTCGGTCCACTGAGGGAATTTCTCCTTCAGTTTCCTGATTCTTGACTGTTCAAGGTACTTATCTGCGTCTGGACTGGTGATCAACACCTTAGTTCCGTGATCTTGGAACATAGTTTCCTGAAGAAACTCAGGATAGGGTCCTTCAGTTGCCATAATTTGTCTCCATTTTAGTTATTTAGGAACGCCCCTGACCGCGATAACGCTTTTGGCGTGGACGACTACTGGTAGGTGACGTTTTTGTTCTCATCGAATTGCCTTGACGGGTCTTTTTCTTGTGTGGGACAATCATTGTCTCACCAGACTTAGTAAAAATCCGTGCCATTAGTCAGT